CACTGGGCGGACTGCCGGCACATCCCACCTTTACCCGCCACTCCGTATCTGAGTTGATGAACCAATGGCTGCTGCGCGGCGAGGCCGACGGGCAGTTTGAATTGGGCGACTACGTGGCTTTGGTCGGTGCGGGCGATATGGCACCGGAAGTACGTATTAAGCGCGAAGACGTAACCGCCGAAGAAGTGGTGCAGCATGTGAAAAACGGTAAGCGCGTGGTCGAACTGGGCTTGGTATGGCGTGAGAGCGTGGTATTGGTGCTGACGCAGGATTTGACCTTGAAGCGCATCAGCTACCTAGACCACTTGCAGGAGGATGCCGAGAGCCACGGCGACGATGCCGCCAGCAATGCCTTTGCGTCGCAAATCATCATGGCTCATGCACTGACCGGCATATTGGACGAGCTGGCCGAATTGTTGGGTGGCTGGCAGGAGTAATCATGAGCAAAGTCATTATCTATAACCTTGATGCACCTGGGTTGGCAACGAACTACGCTGCCGTAGACCGATTTTTAGAAACCGAAATCCCTGATAATTGGTATGAAATGAGCGATGAGGAGCAGGATGAGTATGCCCGTGAACAGTTTTATCAGCAGTTTTCATGGGGCTGGCAGGTAGTAGACGTGTAAATCAAAAAATTACACTATGTGTAAATGTGTAATTTCTGAATTTTAAGAACCCGCGCGGCACGGTTTGCCGCTTTTAAACAGGAGTTTTAACCATGAATAAACCGGATTTAATCAAAGACATCGCCGAGCGTGGCGAATTTACCAAGGCTGATGCCGAGACTGCTCTGAAGGCGGTGCAGGGTGCCATCATCGCCGTCCTAGTTAATGGCGACAAAATCACCCTGCCGGGCTTCGGCACGTTTAAAGTGGTGGAGACCGCTGCCCGTACCGGCCGCAATCCGAAAACCGGGGAGCCGGTGCAGGTGGCAGCCAAACGCAAGGTACGGTTTAAGCCGAGCGCGCAGCTCAAAGAGCTGGTGAATCAGTGATGCTCAATCCATGCCGCTGCCGGATGCGGCGGCATGAGTGGATCATTACAAGAGGCTACCTGAAAAATGCAGGCCAATCTGAATAAACTGAAAGCCAAAATCCACATTGGCAAAGCGCAACTGGGCTTGGACGACGACACCTACCGCACCCTGCTGCGCCGCGAAACGGGCAAAAGCTCCTGCGCCAAGATGACCCTGCGCGAGCTGGAAGCAGTGCTCGCGGCCATGCAGCGGCAGGGTTTTGCCGCCAGCCGCCCGATGGGGCGCCGCCCCAGCCCGCGCCGCTCGGCCTCCAAGATGATCGGCAAGATAGAGGCGCTGCTGCTGGATAACGGCCTGACTTGGGCTTATGCGCACGGGATGGCCAAACGGATGTTTGGCGTGGACCAAGTGCATTGGCTGCCGGATGACAAATTGCACAAACTGGTGGCGGCCTTGCAGATTTATGCCAACCGCCGGAAAGGGGAAAAATAATGTCGTTTGAACTCTATGATGAAACGGATTTTGAAGCGGTGCGCCACCTGCTGCCGGACAGCGTGATGGAAATGGTGGGGCTGATTGGCGCCGAGCCGACGCTCGCCCTGCTGCGCGCCTACGGCGGCACCACCTTCCCGGTATCCTGTAATGTGAAGCGTGCCGGGCAGGCTACCCACGCCGCTTTGGCAGAAGTGGTGGGTGAACAGGCGGCAGACAAGCTGTGCCACGCCTTCGGGCAAAGGCAGCGGTTGTGGCTGCCTAAATGCGAACGGGCGGTGCGCGAGCTGCTGCACCGCAAAATACGCCGCCAGTTTGACGAGCTGGTGAGCCGCGATAAGATGACCGCTTTTTGGGCGGTGCAGAATTTGGCGCAACGCCATCACCTTACCGACCGCACGGTGTGGGACATCCTCAAAAAGACCGACAATGCCCCGCCGCCGGAGAGCCGGCAAATCTCGCTGCTTTAACCGTGTGAGCCGCCTCAAGCATTTTCAGACGGCCTGCCGTTGGACAATAACCCCAGTGTAACCACTGGGGTTTTTATCATGTTTATTACCATTACAGCCGGACATTCAAACACCGACCCGGGCGCCGTGAACGGCAGCGACCGCGAGGCGGATATTGCACAGGATATGCGCAATATCGTGGCCTCTATCCTGCGCACCGATTACGGCTTGGAGGTTAAAACCGACGGCGAAGGCAAGGGAAATTTGCCTCTGCGCGAGGCCGTGAAACTCATCAAAGGCAGCCGCTTGGCTATCGAGTTCCATACCAATGCGGCACTCAATAAAACCGCGACAGGCATTGAAGCCTTATCCACCCCGAAAAACAAGGCGGCCTGCCAGCGTATATGCGCGGCGGTGGCCGATGCCAGCGGCTGGAAGCTGCGCGGCGAGGGTGGCTATAAGCCCGACAACGCCGGGCAGCACAGCCGTTTGGCCTATGCGCAAGCGGGCGGCATTATCTTGGAGCCGTTTTTTATCAGCAACGACGCGGATTTGAAGCTGTTTAAAGAGCGCAAGTGGATTATCTGCCGTGCGGTGGCGGATGCGGTTGCCCGCGAGGTGGGCGTTAATGGAAAGGCCGTCTGAAAAATGAAAAAGTCTTTGATTGCTTTGTGTCTTGCGGCTTTGTCTACCAATACCCCCGAATGGGTGATTGCACAGGAACGTATCGGCCGTCTGAAACAGCATCCGAGCCTGCGTTCGGGTAAGTCGGGTGTGGCCGCTGCCAGACGGGCCAAACGGCGCAGAAAGGCGAAACGATGAATAAGTTTGGCACTTGGCTGGCCGGGAACTTTACCAACCCGGCCACGGGGCAGGCCAGCCACACCAAAATTTGGACCAACATCGCCTACGCGGTCATGACCTATAAGTTTGTGATGGCTCCTGAGCCTGTGGAGTGGATGTGGTGGGCTTACGGCGGCATTGTGGGCGGTTTTGCCTTGGTACGGCGCGGCTTGTCGGTTATCCCGCAGCTGGCGGCCATCAAACAGGAAACGGAGCGCGAAAATGATGTGGATGCCCCTACTGAGTAAGCTGCTGCCCGCAGGTAGTCTGTGGAAAAAGCTGCTGCCGCTGCTGTTGGCTCTGACTGTGGCGGCCATCTGCTACCGCGCAGGCTACCTGAACCGCGACGGCAAAGCCAAAACCGAGATGGCCGCGGTGGCCGCCGCACACCAACTGGCACAGTTGGAGGCAGAACGCGCCTACAGCGCCAAACTGGCCGAAGTGGCGGCGGAGCGGCAGAAATGGGTTGATTTTGCCCAAAGCCAATCCATGAAGCTGGCCGAAGCCAACCGCCGATTAGATACCAAAACCACCCAAATCAAACAGGAGATACCTCATGCGATTGCACGCGACAACAGTGCTGGCGGCTGCCATAGCGGCCTTGGTGCTGACAGCTTGCGGCTCTACCGCCAAGCCTTCGGCTACAGCGCCGATTAAGGTGGTGGAGCGGCCGACCTTGCCGCCTGCTCCGGCGGAACTGTTGGCGAATTACGAACGCCCCGCACCGCCCGCTTCGGGTAGCCCGGAAGCCTTGCTCAACCATGCCGCCGAGTACGGCGCATGGTGCGGCAAACGCGATGCGCAGGCCTCCGGCTGGCAGCAGTGGTACCGCAACGGACAGGGGGAGAATCGTGAGTAGATACCGCGAACTGGTGCAACACCGCTTGGCGGTATACCACGCCGGTATGGAGCTCAAGCTGGCCCGTGCCCGCGAACAGGAGCCGTTTGTACTGGCGGTGGAGCGCAAATTATCGGCAGGCAGTTGGGATTACCGCATGGGCATGACTCCGAATTTCGGCGTGGTGTTTACCGTGCTGCCATGCCGCCTACCGCTCAAAGAGCAGTATCAGGCAGTCAAGGCTGATCTGTCCAAATACTGGGAGGTGGAGTTTGATGTGCAGGCAGGGCGACCGTGCCTGCATGTGAGCAGCCGCACCGACGAGGGTATCGATTGCTGCGTGGTATTTGACGGAGACGATGATGGCCGCTGAATTTTTAACCATCGATTATGTATTTCAGGGCGCTATCGGCATCGTGATGACGGTGTTATGGCGCTACATCGGCAAGGTGGATGGCAAGTTTGATTCCGTGCAAGCCGAGAATCACGCTTTGCGCGAACGCCTGCACGAGGTGGAGAAAGTCTATCAAACCAAAGCCGAAGCCCGGGAATACAAGGGCGAAGTGTTGGAGTTGTTACGGGAAATCAAGAGCGACCTCAAACAGGTTAGCGATAAATTAAACGAAAAGGCCGATAAAAAATGAGCACCCCTTACCAAGACCCGGTTGTGGAAATGCTGCGCGAAATCAGCGCCAAGCAGGATGTAACCATTGCCAAACAAGATGAAATGGATAAACGGCTGGCGGATATACAGGCCGACTGCCAACGCATTGCCCGTACCAACGGCAGTTTGGCCGGTGCGGTATCCGGCGCGGTGAGCGGCGGCGTGGTGGCCACCGGCATTGCCTTTATCCGCGCTAAATTCGGCTTTTAATTTGGATTGATTGACTATGGCTCACCCGAAAGAAACCCGCGACCGCCTGCGCCAACTCTATGTTTCCGGCAATCAAACGCTGGAGACGGCGGCGATCATGTGCGGTACCACGCAGGCCACCGCGCGGCGCTGGCGCGAACAGGCGCGCGAGCGCGGCGACGATTGGGACAAAATGCGTGCCGCCTACACGCTGGCCGGCGGCAGCATCGAGGAGCTGGGGCGGGCAACGATGGCCGGCTTCTTGCAACAATACAGCTCGACCATGGAACTGCTGCAACAGGACGGCGACCTAGGCCCGGCGGAAAAGGTCAAGCTGTTGGCCAGTTTGGCCGATGCCTATAACAAGACCGTGGCGGCCAATGCCAGAATCCTGCCGGAAACCAGCAAGCTGGCCACCGCGCTGGAAGTGGTGGAATTGCTGGTGCAGTTTGTATCGGAAAAACACCCCAAACAGCTGGGGGCACTGGCAGAGGTGCTGGAGCCGTTTGGGGCGGTGGTGGAACGGAAGTTTGGTTAACTATGGCTTTAACTTGGGAGTGTGTTTTTCAGGCGGGTAAATGATGTCGTTTATCTCTGCGGCTAATTCTTCATCGCTCCAGTCATCAAGCCCGGCTTTAAATGTCTTGCGGAGGTTGAAAACAATATCTTCGACCGACAAGCCAAGAACGTTCAGTTTTTTAATTTCATCAATGACATTTTCAGGTAGCCTTAGCATCTTAATCTCCTATGAAAAATAAAGAGTTTTTAAAACAACTATCCGCTATCGCCGACCAGCTGCGGCGCACCATCGAGGCGGAAGTGGTAGGCTTTGAATCGACCCCGGCGGCCATCGCGGAGCGCCGGGCTAAGGTATTCGATCCGCTAGGCGGCTTCGAATGCTTTGTTTATACCTACTTTCCCCATTATGTGCACACGGCGGAAAAGTCGCAACTGCACGAGTTTTTGTTTACGAGGCTACCTGAAGTCCTGCGCGAGCCGAAGGGCGTGCCGGAGGCGACAGGCGCGCCGCGCGGCGAGGGTAAATCCACGCTGGTAACCCAGCTGTTTACTCTGTATTGCATCGTAACCGAGCAGAAGCATTACTGCGTAATCGTGATGGACAGTATCGACCAAGCCTACCCAATGCTGGAGGCGATTAAGGCCGAGCTGGCTTATAACCCGCGCTTACTGACCGACTTCCCGGAGGCGGCGGGCGCAGGGCGGGTGTGGCAGGCGGGTACGATTGTGACCGCCAACGACATCAAGGTGCAGGTGGCGGGCTCGGGCAAAAAACTGCGCGGCCTGCGCCACGGCCCTTACCGCCCGGATTTAACCATCTTGGACGATATCGAGAACGACGAGCAGGTACGCAGCCCGGAGCAGCGCAAAAAACTCAACGACTGGCTGGATAAAACCATCCTGCCTTTGGGCGGCGTGGGCATGAAATACGATGTGATTTACATCGGTACCATCCTGCACTACGACAGCGTGCTGGCGCGAACTTTAAATAACCCGTTTTGGCACCGTAAAAAATTCCAAGCCATGATCCGCTGGCCGGACAATATGGCGCTGTGGGAGCAGTGGGAAGAGCTGTACCGCAACGAGGGCGAAGCAATGGCGCTGGCGTTTTACCGTGCCCACCGCGCGGAAATGGAAGCCGGCGCGGTTACCAGTTGGGCGGCGCGCGGGGTGCTGGAGCTGATGACCATCCGCGCCCGCGTGGGGCATGCAGCGTTCGACAGCGAGTACCAAAATGACCCGGTGTCCGGCGATGCCGCGCCGTTTGCCAACAGCCTGCATTTTTGGGTACAGCGCGATAACGAATGGCTGTTTTTCGGTGCCTGCGACCCATCGCTCGGCAAAGCTGGTGCGAGCCGCGACCCATCGGCGCTGCTGGTGGGCGGTTTTAACAAGCGCACCGGCGTGCTGGATGTGGTGGAGGCGCAGATTAAAAAACGCCTGCCTGACCGCATCATTGAGGACATTATCGCCCTGCAACGGCAATACCGCTGCCTGTTGTGGGGCATCGAGACGGTGCAGTTTCAGGAGTTTTTAAAAACAGAGCTGGTGAAACGCGGCGCGGCGGCGGGCGTGCCGATTCCGGCGCGCGGCATCAAACCGGTGGCGGATAAGCTGTTGAGGATTGAGAGCCTGCAACCGCATATGGCCAACGGCCTCATCCGCCTGCACGCCAGCCAAAGCACGCTGATCCAGCAGCTGCGGCATTTCCCAATGGCCGACCATGACGACGGCCCGGATGCGCTGCATATGCTGTGGATGCTGGCACAAAGCGGCTTCGGTGCGATTGACTACACCGCCGTGCCGCGCCACAACGACAGCAACGGGGTGCTGACTTTCGGCGGCGGCGCTTGGTAACAACCCGCTGAGGCGGCTCAAACGGTTTCAGACGGCCTTACATCTGACAATAGCGGCAAGATTAACTGCATCTTGCCGCTTAATTATGTCTATCAAATCCCGTTTTACCGCCGTTTTATCCGCTATTACAGGCAACACTGAGCCTGCGCCGAAAGCACCGCGCAAGGGCGAGCAGACCGCGCAGCTGGCCAAAGCCCGCGGCACCATCGGCGAGCATCCGAGCAAGGGGCTGACACCGCAGAAGCTGCACCAGATTTTAGAAGGGGCGGAAGACGGCGACATCACGGCGCAGTCGGAATTGTTTGCCGATATGGAGGAAAAAGACGGTCACATCTTTGCCGAGATGAGCAAGCGCAAACGCGCTTTAACCGGCTTGGATTGGCGGGTATCCGCTCCGAAAAATGCCGATGAGGCCGGCCGGCAGCTGGCGGAAGAGGTGGCGGGCTGGCTCTACGGCCTGCCGGACTTTGAGGCGCTGCTGTTTGACCTGCTGGATGCGCTAGGCCACGGTTTTGCGGCGGTAGAAATCAGCTGGCAGCAGGTGGACGGCTTATGGCTGCCGGCCAAGTTTACCCACCGCCCGCAGGGTTGGTTTACCCTGAAACACAACCAGCTCAAGCTGCTGGGCGTGAACGGGCAGGAGCCGCAGGACTTGTGGCCGCTGGGTTGGATTGTGCACCGGCACCAAGCGCGCAGCGGCTTCTTGGCGCGCGGCGGGCTGATGCGGTCATTAGCGTGGCCGTATCTGTTTAAAAACTACTCGGTACGCGACTTGGCCGAGTTTTTGGAAATTTACGGCCTGCCGGTGCGGCTCGGGAAATACCCGGCCGGCGCGTCGGACAAAGAAAAAACCACCCTGCTCAACGCACTGGTGGGCATCGGCCACAATGCGGCCGGCATCATCCCGGAAACCATGATGCTGGAACTGTTGGACGCGGCCAGCGGCAGCGGCGACACCTTTATGAGCATGGTGGACTGGTGCGAGCGCACCCAATCCAAAATCATCTTGGGCGGCACGCTGACCACGCAGGCGGACGGCAAAACCAGCACCAACGCGCTGGGGCAAATCCACAATGAAGTGCGGCACGACTTGCTGGTGTCCGACGCCAAGCAGCTGGCGGCCACGCTGACCCGGCAGCTGATTGCGCCGCTGCTGTATCTCAACAAGGGCATCACTGACCCCAACAATATCCCCTATTTTGAGTTTGACACCCGCCAGCCGGAAGACATGAAGCTGTATGCCGAGGCGCTGCCCGAATTGGTACAGCTCGGCATGAAAATCCCGCTGGAATGGGCGCACGAAAAGCTGGCCATCCCACAGGCGGCAGACGACCAAGACATGCTGGCCATGCGTGGTGCCCGGCCGGAACTGCGGCAGGCACAGGCCAGCCGCTACCGGCAGGTAGCCTTGTCGCGGCAGGGCGAAATCATCTATCCCGACCAGCTGGCGCTGGACGATGGTATCGCAGGCTACCTGAAAAATACCGAGCTGCCCGCACTGCTCGAACCGCTGATTAAGCAGCTCGGCCAAGCCATCGCCGAAGGTGGCAGCTATGAAGAGGCGGCCGAACGCCTGCTGGTGGCTTATCCCCAGCTGGACACGGCGCAGCTGCAAGAGGCACTGGGGCGCGTGCTGTTTGTGGCGGACTTGTGGGGGCAGATCGGTGGGCGCTAATCAAGTGGATTTAGCCTATGCCTTCGGCCTGCCGCCGGAGCGTGCCATCCGTTATTTTGAGACTTTGGGCTACACGGTGCCAGCCGATTGGCCGCAGCGGGTGCAACAAGCAGCGGCCAAAGCGCAGACCATTGCCGGCATCTACCGGCAGGACGTGGTGGCCGGCATCCACCGCGCGCTGGGTGAATCGGCGGCCAAGGGCACGCCGTTTGCCAAATTTAGGGATGCGGTGGAGCGGCAGCTGACGGCTAAGGGGCTGCATCTGGATCAGGCAGGCGATATGGTAGACACCGCCACCGGCGAGTTGCTGGGCAAGGGCATCACGCCGCAGCGCTTGGAGGTGATTTATCGCACCAATATGCAAAATGCCTATATGGCCGGTCGCTGGCAGGAGCTGCAAGACAACCGTGCCGCCATGCCTTATCTGCAATACACCGCCGTTATGGACAACCGCACCCGCCCGCTGCACCGCGAGCTGCACGGGCAGGTGTACCACATCGACGACCCGTTTTGGGATACCTTTTACCCGCCCAACGGCTTTAACTGCCGCTGTACCGTAACCGCCTACAGCGCGGCCGATTTGACCCGGCGCGGGCTGGAAGTTTCTGACAGTGCGGGGCGGCTGGAAGAGGTGTACCGCGTGGTGAACAAGGCGGGCGACACCGAGCCGACCCGCGCCATCCGTTTGGCCGACGGCCGCTCCTTTATGGCTGACCGCGGCTTTGACGGCAACGTGGGCAAGCGGCACTTGGCGCAGCTGGGGCAGTTGCAGATGCAACGGGCGGTGGATTTGCCGCCGCGGTTGGCGAGTATGTCGGTCAATCAGGCATTGGATAACCTGATTTTGCGTCGGGCGGTGGCAGATGATTTGTATCAGGCCTATCAGAAGTTGGTTACGGCCAACCGGCCGCAGAACCAGCCTGCATTTGTCGGCGCGGTCAGCCTCCACACTTTGGATGAGTTGGCTCACCGGCAACTGCCGTTGCCGCAGAGTGCGATTATTGCCTCATCGGACAGTTTGGTGCGCCATGCCCAACGTTCGGTTAAGGCCGGGGTGGATAAGACGCTGCCGGCTGATTTCTGGCAGCGTTTACCCGACCATATCCGCCAGCCGTTATCGGTATATTTTGAGGCGGCGGCCAATGCCGAAGCCAACCCGTCTTTGCTCTACTTTTACGCAGACCCGACGGATGCGGATTATCTGTATAAGCTGGTGGTGCAGATGGATTATGACGGCTTCCGCCGCTCGAAAAACCCCACTACGGGCAAGCGTGAAAACCTGATTGTGAATGTGGTGGATACAGGAACGAGAATTAAGAGAGCCGGCACGGATTGGTCTAAATATGTCCTGCTGCACGGGCAGAATTTGAAATAGGGTAAATAAGGCGGTGGTAGGACTTGAACCTACATCATAACCTCGTGATACGAGCTTAACCTTTAGCCTTAGCCTTGCGGCATTACATTAGGAAACTCCCGCCTTATTATTGGATTACAGTATAGCATGATCGAAATCGAAATCAAGACGTTAGAGTTGCAGCAAAACATCAGCCGCGCAGCGCAGGGCTTGGAACAGCGCGGCAGCCTGATGCGTCTGATTGCCGGCAGGCTGCATCAGGCGGTAGATGAAAACTTTAACAGCCAAGGCCGCCCGGCTTGGGCGGGGCTGAAGCTGGGCAGCCAGCTCTCCCGTGCCGGGGCGCTGACAAAACGCGGGCAGGTATCGCAGGCGCGGTTTGACAAGTATGTGCGCAATCACAAAATCCTGCAAAAAACCGGCCGCCTGCGCAACAGCATTACCGAGGCCAGCGATAACGACAGTGCGCGGGTGGGCACCAATGTGGCCTATGCCGCCATCCACAACTTCGGCGGGCAAACCGCCGCGCACATGATTTACCCGCGCCACAAAAAGGCGCTGGCATGGGCCACCGGGGCGTATCCGGTAAAAAGCGTGAAGCACCCCGGCAGCCGCATCCCGGCACGCCCGTTTATGCAGCTCACACCGCAAGACGAGCACGAGTTGGTGGAGACGGTGAGCGACTATTTGGCCTCCGTCTGCGGCCTACCGAAAGGCAGCTAAACGACACCCCGCCCAAAATCGCGCCAAACGGCGTTTAAACGGCTTGGGTATGGTTTGGTATATCCCTGCGCCCGACCCCCGCTAAAAAACGCGCTTTATAGCCTCTTTATAGCCATCGCGCCGCAGCCGCCCCGTCGGCTGTTTCACCCGCGCCAAAACCAAGTGAGGCGCTTCAAAGATTTTTCCCCCGCTTCCGGCTGCACAATGTGGCCATGAACAAGCATACCTCTCCCCCGTTTTTACTGGCTGCCTGTTCCGTCCCGGTGGACGGCACGGTGCAGCGCATCCAGCTTATTCCCGCCGGCGAGTTCCGCGCCAACGACGGCCGCCCGGTTGATGCGCCGTTTTGGCGTTTAAACCCGCAGCGTGCAGCCGTCTTGGTGGCCGAGCTCAACGCGCGGCCGGTGCGGCTGATGGTGGACTACGAGCATCAAACCCTGTTTACCGCGCAAAACGGGCAGCCCAACCCGGCATCGGGCTGGCTCTCCGGTTTTGAATGGGTCGACGGCAAGGGGCTGTATGCCGAGGTGCAGTGGACGGCCGCGGCCAAGCAGCGAATTGCCGGCGGCGAATACCGCTATATCTCGCCGGTGTTCCAGTACACGCCTGCGGGCGACATCCTTAGCCTGTTGCCTCCCGCGCTCACCAACACCCCGGCGCTTGACCAACTCGACCCGGTGGCCTTGGCTGCCGCCTCCCGATTACTTAACACCCTCCAACCCTCTCAAAAGGACGAAGCAATGAACGAAGCACAAAAGCTGATGCTGTCGCTGCTTGGGCTGCCTGAAACCGCCAGCGAGGCGGAGCAACTGGCCGCGATGCAGCAAATCCAAAGCAGCACCGATGGCAAAAAGCTGGCCGAAGCCTTGGCCGCCGCCAAAGAGGCAGCCAAGCCGGAAAACAAACCGGCCGAGCCGAACCCCACCGCCGCGCCGGCCGCACCGCGA